TGGTTATTGAACGACTAGATAAAATAGAAGATAAGTTAGATTCTAAGTTAGACAAACAAGAATTTTATAAAGTATTAACGCTGATTGTAGCAATAGGTGGAGTTGTAGCAGCACTTGTAATGTGATGCTAAGACTTTGTCTAGCATTATTTTTATTAATACCTACTCCTGTATTCGCAGAAGAAGTACCTGGTGAAGTTACAGTTAATGAAGATTTTAGTGATAGTACTTATCAATCAGGTTTAACTATTAGTGGTGGTAATCAAGCTGCCTATATTTACACTAATGAACAAGATAGATATGGAACTACAGGAGCTTCATTAGCAATAACAAGTGGTACTTATTTGTTTGAATTTGCAGAAGATGTATATGAAGTAGGTTTTATTGTAGGTGCAGTAAATAATGCTTGGTCTATTAAGTGGTATTACGCTGATGAGACAGATGAAACTGTAACTAAAAATGCACAAAACAATGGAAACTTAGAAACAATGTATGAAACTATTTACAAGTCATACACTGATTACAATGCTGTAGCAGAAAACACAGATAAATTTATTACAAAGTTTGAAATTATATTAACTGATATATCTGTATTAGATACATTGTACTGGCAATATGTAGATGAAAGTACTATTCCTACTACAACTACTACAACAACTACAACTACTACAACTACTACTACAACAACTACAGTTCCACCACCTCCTCCACCTCCACCACCACCACCTCCTCCTACACCTGAAGAAATTATTGTAGATATAGTAGTAGAAGGTGTCGATAAGACCTATACACAAGCAGATGTCAATGATGGGACTATAGAACGTGACCAAGAACGTATAGATAATGAGTTAGAGTTTGGTTGCTTTATGACTAATGCACAAATTGAGCGTGGTGATTGCCTTATTATAATAGAAGAAGTAGAAGTTTTTGAAGATGATATTATAGAAGAAGAGGTAATCGTTGAAGAAATTGAAGAAGATGTGGAAGTCATCATTCTTGAGGATGATGTTGTTGTACTCGACCCACCTAAAGAGGAAGTTATTGAAGATGAAGTGGTGGAGTTTGAAGAACTACCTATTGAGTTCGAGATTATTGAATTTGATTTGGAAGACATTATCCCCGAAGACGTGGTGGAAATACCAATACCAATTGAAGTTATAAAGGAAGTAATAGTTGAAGAAATTGAAGAAGATGTACAAGAAATTTTGGTTGAGCCAATACAGGAAATTATTGAAGAACCAGTTGAAGAATATACCGAATATACCGAAGAAGAAATTGTTGTTGAAGTAGCTGAAGTTGAAGAAATTATAGAAGATATTGTTATTGAAGAAGTTACTGTTGAAGAAGTAGTTGAAGTATTAGAACAAGTTAATGATGTTGGTGTACAGAACTTAGAACAAGCATCAGAAGAGGTCCAAGAGATTGTACAAGCCGTTGTAGAGGAAGCTATTGCAGATGTGGAACAACTTACCACAGAACAAGTAGAAGTTGTAGCTGAAGTATTACAAGTAGAAACTGAAGATGTAGCTATTATTGCTGAATCTATTAAAGATGATGAAGTTATAGCTGAAGCTGTAGAAGAATATGTTGCACGTGCTGTAGAAAATTCAGACGTTGAGAACTATACATTAGCTGATGTCGTAACAGAAGTACAATTTGAAACCTTTATAGACAACCCAATACAAACGTTTATAGACATTGACATACAAGAGATAAACTTTAGTGACATAGGTAATGACATGACTACTGACCAAAAGGAAAAAGCACAAGAAGTTGTAGTTCCCGTAATCTTGACTAGAATAGTTAGCATGGCAGCTTTCGTATTTAGGAGAGGCAATGTTTAAAAAAATATGGACATGGTTCATAGCAATAATAAAAGAAACTTTAAACCTTAGTTGGACTTTGGTTGGTTTAGTTATTGCAACATTAACATTAACTGGTTCTGCACAAGAAGTTACGGGGCTTGCTACTGTAATTACGTTAATAATATGGTTATTAACAATTGGATTTAGAAAGTAGGTGACTATGGATTGTTGTGGTGGTGGATGTTGTGGTGGTAAATAATGGCACATGCAGATAGAAAAGCAGCATTAATAAAGAAACATGGACTTAAAGGAGTTAATAAACCTAAACGTACTCCAAGTCATAAAACTAAATCACACATGGTTTTAGCACAAGAAGGCCATACAATTAAGTTAATTAGATTTGGACAGCAAGGTGTATCAGGTGCAGGTAAAAATCCTAAGTCAGCTAAAGATAAAGCTAGAAAAAGTTCTTTTAAAGCTAGACATGCATCAAATATTAAGAAAGGTAAAATGTCTGCTGCTTATTGGGCAAATAAAACTAAGTGGTAATATGGCAAAAGTAAGTTGGATGTGGGGCGGTAAACGTTATTATGGTACTCTTATTAGAGAAACTAAAACACATAAGTTTGCTAGAACACATAATGGAAAGGTTAAAAAAATAAAAAAATGAATTTAGAAGTATTAAGAATTAGTAGTCAAAAAGATTCTACGTCTGGTATTTTGTTTGATGTCTCTAATAAACAAAGAAAATTTTTATGTTATACATTAGAAGATGAACAACGTGATGTAAAAGTTTGGGGTGAAACACGTATACCAGCTGGTAAATACCAACTATCATTAAGAAAAGAAGGTGGATTTCATTCAAGGTATCAAGCTAAATATGGTGATATGCACAAAGGTATGATACATGTTAATGATGTTGAAGGATTTGAATATATATTATGGCATACGGGGAATACTGACGAAAATACGGCAGGTTGTCTTTTACTTGGTGATACACAGACAAGTAATTTAGTTGCTAAAGATGGATTTATAGGTTCAAGTGTTAATGCATATAAAGAAGTATATCCATATGTAGCAGCTGCTATTGAAAATACACCAGTAACTGTAGAGTATATTGATTTTGATGGTACTATACATAGTAATGACATAAAACCTGTTGATAGTAATGACAATTATAATGTACTTTTAGAAAAGTTATCAGAAATTAGTGGAGAAATACAAACTATTAATGCTACTCTTAATAATAAAAGGATAAACTAATGCCTAGTTTTTATGATGATAGTAATAATATATTTCCTGACGATATAAATAATGATATTAGTGCTGCATTAGATAAAGCAACTACAGATGATGAAACACCTACACCTAAAAAAAAGAGTGATGCTAAAGAGCAAGCAGCTACAGAAAGAAGTATGGGTGAAGCAATATCAGATGACTTTGGTTCTTCAATTAAAGCAACAGATGATAGATATTTAAAACTTAAAGAAGTTCAAAATTTAAGTTTTATGGGTATAGAAGGTAATGTATCAATTAAAACTTTAGAAGACCAATTAGCAATGATACAAAAAGCCAAAGAAGATTTAATAAGTCAAGGTAAAAATGTACCTACAACTGGTAAATCGAAACCAAATAAAAAAGGAAACTTATATAAACGTGTAGATAATTTAAGTTCACAATTAGTTAAAGGTTTAAATTATCTAGATAAAGAAAGTAAGTTAGTAGAAGAAGCTTTACAATCTATTTATGAATTTGAAAATACAGAAAGAATTGCCAACCAAGGATTAAAAGGTAAAGTATTTCCTGTAGCAGATAGGTTAATGAAACCAGAAGATATTCAATTAGCTGGTAGAGAATTAAAAAAAAGACCTGGTGATATTGTAGGAATATCTGATTTAACTACACCAAATGTTAATGAAAATTTAATAGCTAATTTTGATGCTGAATTATCAATTGATAAAATAGATAAAATAAGTATTAAAAATGCAGGTACTAGATATGCAAGTACTAAAAAAATAGAGAAAGACCAAACAGTCAAAGAATTAAAAAGAGAATTGCAATATGGTTTAGACACAGCAGGTACATTAGATTCAGGTAAAGCTGCAGTAGTTACATCAGAAGTTATGGAAAATAAACCACAAGAAGTTATACAAACTACAGTAAACAAAATGAAACCAACAAGAGCTAAGTATGCTCAAAATGAAATTGTATATGACCCTGAAGGTGTTTCACAAGCTGACGATTTTAGTTTTGGTAGTTTAAAAAACGAAGCATCAGAAATTGAAGAAGATGCTGCTGCTATAAAAAGACAACGAAATATACATCCTCCAGTTGACATTGGACAAAATAAACTCTTTTCTGAATACGGAAGTTTAATGCGTAATGCAGCTGGTGAAATAGTACCTTTTCATGCAGGTCATATGGACGAAACAGAAAAATTTATTAGAAACAAAAAATTAGAATTTAAAGATGTAATGCCACATGAAATTAAAAAATACGGTATAACAACAGCACAAGGTGTAAATACAAGTATATACGCTGAAAGTAAAAAATTACAAATGGATTTACCAGAATATCAAGGTCCTCTTAATCCAGATGATGTAATAGCTACAATGGATTATGCTACTACAGAAGATGGTACATTTGTAGAATTTAAAGAAAGAACTGGAGTTATTAAACTTAATAAAGAAAAGAAAAAAATTTTAGTAGAAAAAACTGAAATAGTTAATGTTCCTGGAAAACCAAATACCAAAGCAATAGCTGAAACATTTGCTGAAGTATCAGGACCATATGCATTAAAAGGTGGTGGTAAAATACCTACTTTACCTATAGGAACTCCACAAGTAATAGGTAATACAACTCAAGCTAAAAAACAAACTGTATTAGTTCAAGAAGAAATAGAAAGAACACGAAATATAGTAGGTAGTAAACATAAATTAGGTTATCAAGATTTATTATTATCTGGCCATGAATTACAAGCTAAATCAATTGGTGGTAAATTTGGTGATTCTACTGCTTTACCTTATGTAAGTGAAAGTAGATTTAAAAATTATTTAGCTAATCGTAATATTACAATGAGTCAAACTGGTGGTCAAAGTATGAATAAAACTTTAAGAACTTTAACTGATTCATCAGCAGAAAGTTTATTTAATGCTCCTTATGTTAATCCTAAAACTAATAAAAAAAGTTTAGGTTATTACGGTATTACTAAAGGTGATGTTTATAAAGCATTAGAAACAGAAGCTGTACAAATAGAGAATATTAGAAAATCAGTAATAGATAGTATTACTCCTAAAGATATACACAATCCAGCTTATGTAGATACAGATTTAGATGCTACTAAAAAATATGACGAATTAGCTGGTACTAAAAAAGGTAGAAAAGTTGGTACATTTAATATTCCAGCTCAAGAATATTTAAACTTTAGAGGAAAACCAAACAGAGGTACGTTAGAAGTAGAATTTAGAAAAAATAAAAATATTGTTGGTGATTTAAATGACTATGGTATAGAACATCCTAAAGTATTAAAAGAACTAGCACCTGTAGATAAAAAATATTTATTTGAAACTGAAAAAGTTAGAAAGAGTACTGGTCAAGGTATAGAAAAATCTTTAGGTATACCTGATACTGGTGGTTTCCAACACTTATTTAAACAATCAGATTTTACAAATAAAGTAAAAGAATTTGAAAAGAGTTTAGTTTATGATGCATACACTTCAAGTTTAAAATCTGGTAGTCCTCGTCTCCCAATTACGACTGACACGGATGTAATTTTAAAAAATATATCACCTGAAGCATTTGTTAAGTCAATGAACTTTGCTACTAAAGGTATGTCTGGTATTGAAATTAGTAAAGATACAGATTTTTCTGGTCTTATAAAGAAAAAATCATTAGTTAGAAAGATTGCTGCAAGTCAATTTGCTACAACAGCTGAAGGTGCTAAATTTGGTGATGTTGAAAAAGGAATTAAATTTGTTGATGAGTTGAAAGATACATTTAAATTGATAAGTAAAAATAGATAGTGTATAATATGTTTAAGAAATTAAAAAGAAAAAGAAATTCTGATGGGACGTTTAAAAAAGACGTTACGTGGACTCCTTGGAATGAAGCATGGAGTTATAAGATGAGTAATGAATTAAAAGATATGTTAGAAAGAACTTCTTGGACATTTGTCGAAGCGTTCATAGGTGCATTAACAGTTGCTCCTCTAGTTGGTGTAGATGCTGAAGTACTTCAGTTAGCTGCATTAGCTGGCGGTGGTGCTGCACTTGCAGTAATTAAAACATATGCAAAAAAACAAATAACAGTAAGTAAATAATGGCAAGTAATTATTTAGCAAAATATCTAAAAGCTGGTGGAGGTGGCCAAATTAAAGTAGGAACATCTTTTTCAAGTACAATGTCAAATAATGTATCAGCTAGTGTTGCAAAAAATGCGCCTGGAAGTATACAAAACTTTGCCAAAATTGGTAAAGATATGTATATTCACACTGATGACGTAGGTAAAATAGTTAAAGGTGCACATGGTGCAGGTGTGTCTTCAGGTAGATTAGCTGGACATTTTGCTGGAGCACAAAAAGGAAAAATAGCTGGTCAAGCTATGGCTAGTTCTGCTTTTAGAACTGGTGTTGGTGCAGGAGCTAGAGCTATGTTTGGCCCTGCTGCTATAGCTGGTGGTGCTTTAATGCATTATGCAGGTAAAGGAGTTAATAGAGCTAAAACTAATCCTGGATTTCATAAAGGAAAAGCAGGAAAATCTTATTTAGATTTAAGTACTAAGACACCTGGTAAATACGGTATAGATTATTAATGCCTGCTAATCAGCCTCACGATTATACAACACATGGTATGACTGAACGTGAAATGAAACAACGTATTAAGTCACACTATGCTATGGCTGCTAAAGCATTTGAAAAGTATGAAAACAATAAAGTACCTGAAGCTTTTTTTAGTAAATCTTATCAAACGTGGGCTAAAAATAATCCTACGTCTCCATGGTTTGATAAAGGTGGAGGTTATGACCAAATGGAACAACAAGCACATAGAGCATATGATACTAAGAAAAGAGCTACACAACGTTTAGCGACAGGTAGAAAATTAGTAGATAAATTAGCTTATGATAAAGCAAATAATTTACAAAAAAGTATAAAAAAACTAACACAAGGAAAGTAATGCCAATTAATAAAAAAGGTAAAAAGAAAGCCTATAAACCTAAAAAAAAGAGTAAAAGATATTAATCAGTAGGATTATATAAAGTATATTTTAAAGTTATTTCTTTATTAGCTACTATCTTTTTACTTGTTTTAAGAAAATATCCATAATCAGTTTCCATTAATTTAACATTAGGCTTGTTATTATGATTAACAAATCCGCCTATAGGTGTACGTATTAATCCATTCTTAAATAAAGGATTGTCTGTTTTAATATGACTTATACCTAAAATTTTATCTTTAGGTATTTCTTCTGTTGCAAACAATCCTAATCCTTCTATGTCTGATTCTTTTATAGTTAAGTAATCAGGTAATGGTCTATAGTATTTCATCAGGGTACTTCCAAGTATTCTCAGGTAAAAAGTATTCATTATTATTATTAGGAAAATCCCAATACTTCATTACTAATGATTTGTTTTTAAATCCTGAACCTTCATAAATTGTATTAGCTACTGTCATAAAAAAGTATTTTGTACATTTACCATTGACAAATGCCTTGACATATTTAACTTCTTGTAATAATTTAAGACGTGTTAAATAGTTTAATGTTTGTATTGTTACTTCTGTATTACGTTTTTTCTTTAATTTTTGTACTAAAGTCCCGTAGTTTTTAGGTAACGGTTCTAACATACTATATGTATACCTATCATTAGCTAATTTTGCTTCTGGGTGTAACAAAGATGAAAGTTTATGTGTAAACTTTATTTCTAATTTTGTATTTCTTTTCTTTAAAGTAAGCATAGCAAATACAGGTGTGCCATTTTTGTTAAGACCTAAAAATCTTTTACCATTATATGTATCTCCAATTTCTTTTAAATGCTTAATATCTTTAGCAAGTTCTTTTTCTTTTTTCTGTAATATGTCCTCTTTATTACTGGTTTTTGCTGTTTTTTCTATAGTTGTTGAATATTTATTATCCATTGTTTCTAACATTATTCTTCCTCTTCTGTTTTATTTTGTAATAAGTAATAGTAATTGTAGTCAGTAACAAATTGATGTATCAACATGTCTACTTTTTCATTATTAGGTAAAGTATTTGTTTGGCTATTACCTAAATAACCTATTAATGTCACTGCCCAATGTCTTAAATCCATGGGTGTATTAAATACATTGCCGTGTGGTTTCTTTTTGTTAGTCATTTGTCGCCTTTCCAACAGTGTTTACTGCTATTCCAATGATGCCAACCGTCATTATATGCTAACCATGCAGCTACAGACGTTGATAAGTTTGCGTTTAGCCTATCACCTTCAATGTTTAATTTAGGTGTTAACCATTTCCAAGTCTTATCATTAAATTGCCATAGTCCTTTATCATATGTCTCATTTTTATTTTTACCAATAGCTGTAGCTTTACCTCTACTTTCACAATAGACAATTAACATTGCTTGTTTGACATCTTCCTGTTTAAAATATTGTTCAATAGTAGGTTGCCATTGTTTAACATACATTACTTTTGCTGTTTCTTCTTTACATTGGATGTAATTAGTTATGCTGTCCATACTCACAGGAATGGATAATGCACAACTAATTACTAATCCAATCATATTATGCTATTGACTTAAGTCTTTTACGACTCATTGCATTGCCCTTACGCATTGTTGTTTTGTTATCTCCAGGCATTGACACTAAATAATATAGGTAATAACCTTTTTGTTTAGCTGCCATTGTAACTATGTCCCAACCAGCTTGTCTTAAATCATGTAACACACCACCAAAGCGTGTACATCTTAAATCAAACACGAACTCACTATTACTAATAGGCTCATTAAATCGTTCATTTTCCAGAACAAATTCAATTAGTTGTGTTTTATTTTTTACTTCGTCAGGTATTTGCGTACCTCTAAATGATTTAATCATTTATATCTCCTCCTTTTATTATTCGGAATCTAAATTCCATTCTTTTGGTAGGTCACTATTGTCTAACCACCATGATTTACGCCACTTTCCACTATGTCCACTACATTTGATAGCATCATTTGTACTACATACAAAGTCAGGACTTTTTTCTGACTTCTTGTTATTTCTATTGTCATATACCATTTCATTACACCATGGACATTTTAAATCGTCACGGTATTTGTTTTGTTGTTCCATATTGTTTATTACGCTTTCTGTTATTGCACTTGCAGGTTTAACACCTGGAGTTATATCTTCTACTTCTCCCATAACACTTTCTACTTTCTTAATTATATCTAAATTAGCAAATTCTTCTTGCGTATAATCAATTGGCATATCATGTAACTTTTCAATGTACTTAAACCATGTATCTAATTGTGCATCAGAATAATCTTGTATCATTTTTGGAAACTTTTTAATAGTTGCATATTGATTAGCACTGCCTATTATCTTTTGCATAGTCTTTGTGTCAAGACCAGATAACATTTCTTTAACAGTATCTCTTATAAATTCTGCATCTTGCATTAGTCAGTCCCTAAAATGCTGTCCATAATAGCATCATGTTCTTGTTTGTCTTCTTTAGATATTTTGTTTTCTTTTTTACGCATATCTACTTTAGTAACTTCAACCATAGCATCTTTGTCAGCCATTTCTTGTGTGTAACCATCAGGTGCATAAGATGTAGCCTCTTCTTCTGTTTGTTTACTTCCAGACCATAGCTCTACACCTAAACCAAACCTCATACATGCACGTTTAAATGCATCAGACTCTGCGTCTTTAAGGTTGTTACCGTCATTAAACTTAGCATTGCCAAGTTTAAAGGTATCAACGTCACCAAAACCGTCATAAGTACCCATACCTTCTATAAATATAGTTCCTTTAGCACCGACTATTCTTTTTTCTCCATTGTATGTACCATATACAGGTTCACATTTCCAAGAGTATATTACTCCACTATCACGTAGTCTTTCTACATAATTAGCGTGTGGTACATAGTCCCCGAATTTACCAGCAGGTGCTTTTTTAACTAACTCCTGTGGAAATGGGGATAATAATTTACTGGTATCTTTTTCTACCATTATTCTCCTATCATATTTACTTAATCGCAAAAGAAAGACTGTATAAAGGCTGCGTTAGCAGCCGTATAAGACTAACTTAATGCTTTTTCTACTGCACTTGTAAGTGTATTACTACCCAGTTCAATAGGTACAAATTTATATTCATCATCAATTAAGATAATAAAATATGGTTTGCTACCTAGACCTGCATATTCTACGCTTACTACACGCACAGAATCTTTTACTACTAGACTAGACATAACATCTCTCCAATTGTTCTATACATCCATTAGTTTAACAAGATATTCTGCAGTTACACCGTGTTTTGGTTTTACAAACAATAACCATTGACATGGTTTACCCATGCTTGCTAACTGTTCTAGTGCATAAGTGTTATAACTTTCTGTACTTCCATTAACCCAAAGCCTAATATCATTAAGATACATAGTTGTAGGTGTATGAAAATGGCCAGCTATAGCATAATCAAAGTCTGGCATCATACCATTTGCAGCTAATGTTTTCCAACCTTGTAGTTTTTTTCCGAATCCATACCATGGAAAACCACCAAAACCTCTGATGTTATCGCCATGCCATAAGAAAAATTTACAATTTTCTCCTAGGTCTGCAACATCAAACCAATGATTGTCACTCTCACTGTCTGGTATTGTCCATTGTATTCTTTTTTCGTCTCTATATATCATTGACATAATTTTGCCAAGCATTCTATCTGCATTGGAATCTGGATGGTAGTCTTTTCTACTACGTCCACCTAAATGTCCATGATTACCTATTACCCAATGTACGTCTACTTCGTCAAAGTTTGCAAGTAATATGTCAAAAAATTTAGTCATTATACGTGGACCGTCTACTGTTACTTGTTTGTATAATGAACTGTCAATTAAATGTGATTGTCCAGGAAATATAAGTTCGCCTTCTATTATATCTCCAACTGCAAACACTGCACATTTTTTAACTTTATGTACATGTCTTTGTACATTAGCTAAATCAACTATCTTATTTGCATACTTAACAACTCTTTCTTCAGCTATTTCTGTATTGTATTCTGGTGTTACTTTAGCTAATTGTATATCTGATAATATAGCAACTGCTATCTCTTCATCCTTTCTTACTTTATTAGTTTTAGGTTTAGGTATTTTAGGTTTATCCCAAGTTCTTAAATTGGTATTAACAGCATCATAAATAGAATTTATTAAATCCTCTTTTTTATTTTTAGCTTTATCTAATTGTTTAAGTAACTTTAAATTGTCTTTTTTAAGTTCCTGTATTTGAGTAGATTCAGCAGCTGCTAACAGTTCGTCTATATTTTTTTTATTTGCCATTGTCAAACTTTTTTAAATAGTTTTTCATAGCAGTTTCTGATAATTTAATATTAAAATTATCCTCAAGTATTCTACATAATACGTAAGGTTTCATCTTAACATTGTCTTCGGTTATTCTTTTTTTGATTGCGTCCCAAAATTCACGAGCATCGTCTGTAATTGCATCTTCTACAAGATTACCTTTCATTCCATGCTCGGCTTCTGAGACTAATTTATTTATATCCATAAAATGATTATAATAGGATAAAGATTAATGCAAGTGATTTTAAAATAAATATAGTACAGTAGGCATGAATAACACCTACTGCACTATTCCAAAGACGTAGCACTAGGCTTACCGCAGGAAAGGAGTACTGCAGACACTTGCGTGTGACTTAATGCTACTTATTGTCTTTAGTTTAACTGATTTATTTGTAATGCAAAGGCTTTAACATCATCTATATCTGCTAATCTTGTGATATTATTTACTCGTAGAATTTCTTGACATTCTTTAAATAAATTACCACTATTAGAACCTGCTTTACCAAATACATACATATCTGATACCCATATTCTTTTAGATTTTTGAGTACCTAACCAACGTAATGCAGGTCCGTCAACACCATTACCGCCACCAGTATATTTGTCCAAATATTCTTCTTGAACTCGCTTACCTCTATCTGCAATAATACGTAACGAACCTGATTGATAAGAATCGTAATAACCTTGATTGTACATAGCAATTTTAACTGCTGGTAGTAACAACATAATATCTAATATATCTTGTCCATCAAAATTCATAGAACCTGATGCGTCAATAAGTATTGTGCCACCATAAACTCGTTGTTTTTGTTGAAACACTTTCTTATCTACACACCAACGATTAATATACTTAGGATTAGTACCATAATCCATAGGTCTATATTCTCTTCCTTTCTTTAATTTACTTTGCATATTTACAGATAATTCTGGTTTATGAGTTATCATATCGCACCATTGTCCATTATTAGCTTGTAAATCTACTGCATAATTTATGTCAGCAGGGTATGTTTCTTTAATTTGTTCTTCTTTTTGTCTACTTTCTAACATTGCTTCTTCTAATGTCTGTGGTTTTTCATTATCATCTTCAGA